AACAAGTTCCACGTCAATGATGTTATATTCTACAAACTTCTGCCACCCGTTAGTATAGAAATCTTTGAACGTATCAAACTCAGAGTGATCGAGTTTCTTTTGCCCAAGTTCCACACTCGCAATGTAATCCAAACGATAGGATTCTTGCGCTTTATAAGTGAACTTCTTATAAAGATTTAGGTAATCCAGTTGCGTGACTCCTCCAACATCATAAGAAATGTGTTTTCTTCCCATGATAATGGTCTCACGTTCTGTCACCAATCCCCATGGTGACATACGTTTCTTCAACTTCTCACCCAAAATTCTATCAATACGACGTACCAAATACGGCATATCATATAGTTCACTGTTCCAACCAGTAACAACCTCAGGAGTATTCTCCTCAATCATCCACCAGTTAATGAAGTCGTTCAACAGTTCATGCTCAGTATTGAAACCTTTGTACAGAACATTCTTCTGAGTGTTATTGAATGCACCACGACCCCATGTACGAATTTGCTTAGTATTATAGTCCTGCACAGTAATCAGCAGAACTTCTTCGGCAGCAGATTCTACATCAGGGAATCCATTCTCTGATGCAACCTCAATATCAATCGTAGAGATTTTAATCTTACTAGTATCGAACTTAATTTCTTCCTCAGGATACATCTCAGAAATATACTGATAGATGTATCGATCATTGCCATAGATTTTGAAGTTCTCTACACCCTCATACTTCTTGATAAAGTCTCTACAGTCACGGACAGTACCAGGTTCTACCGACTCAACATATTCACCTTCAAGAGTTTTATACTTTGTCTTTTTGTTTGAAGGCACAAAAAGAGTCGGGTAAAACTTCTCACGGGTTGCAAAATGGCGACCATTTTCATACCCACGGACCAAGAAGTGATCCCCGACCATTTGAACGTTTGTGTAGAATCGCATCAGTTGATTTTTTCCAAGTATTTTTCAAGAAGATCCGAATTGGGATCAGCAATAGTAATAATTTTATCAGAACTGATCATAAACTCAATTTGATCAGTATCATCCATCATCCAAGGAACAAGATTATGTCCCTCCCATATTTCATGTGGGTTGATTAGTTTGCAATCTGGCTCACCAATGTCTGCTCCAACTTCCACAATCTCACTAACCAACCTTTCACTGTTCGTCAGTAGAATCACTTTGATTGTTTTGTCCATCAATCATCTCCTTGTAAAGTTTTTCAATCTCATCAACCGGACTAACGATAGTCACCAACCAATCATAACGAACTGGAATCTCAGTATCTTTGGTAAAAGCAATCCATGGTGAAAAATTGACATCAACTTCTCCACTATTAGAACTTTCGGTTTCTTCCGAAAGATACATTTGAGTAGGTGCATATTCTATAATGTATGGTTTTTTAAACAAGTACCCACAAACTTGATCATCGGAAAGGAGTTCTTTAATGTCTCCTATAACCGACTCTCCAGATTTCAGTAAAGCAATTTTAATAGACATGATCAGATTTTTCCTCAGACTATTATACCAATAAAAAAGAGGGGAGTCAACTGGATTTTGCCAGTCGTTCCCCTGCGGCGACGATATTCTCTATTATTTAGAGATAATCTTTGCGTTGATGATGCTCCGGAACGATCTTTGCTAGATCAATCGTCAGTAACCCATCCTCAAAAGCAACTGATCTAACTTCCGTTTCGTCGCTGAGGGTCCACGATCTTGTGAATGATCTCTGAGCCATTCCTCTATGAACATAAGCTCGTTCGGTCTCAACATCTGCCTTTTGTCCTTCGACAAAAAGTTTTCCGTCTTGAGTGTAGACATTGATTTCTTCCTTTTTAAATCCTGCGAGTGCTAACTCAAGCAGAGATTCTACGTTGCTGACTTGAATTAGATTATATGGCGGATAGTTACTTGTCGTCTCATGCAAGGTTCCTAGACGATCAAAGTAATCTTCCATACCTATACTGTACTTATTTATACGGTCCATGAGTGCAGGAAGATCGGCACTATGAAATTTCATTAAGTTTCCCATTTTACTTCTCCTTATTGAAGCGAGATTTGATTGTGTGGACCCGTTCGGCATCCACTACTATTTAACTACAAAACATAAAAAACGGGGTAGTGAACCCCGTAGTTTTTTATTCGGTTTCCTCGGTCCTCTTCTTTTTAGACCCAATATTATACTTGGTCTCAAGAATCCAATCTTGCTTATCCTTATATGCAAGAACTTTAATCTGGTTCAGTGGTGCAATATCTTGAATCTTCTCTACATCAACAATGCCAATAAGACCCCAATCAGCAAGCAGTTGAGCAATACGGTTCCGACGCTGGACATCGTTCTGTGTCAAGTTTGCATGTTTGCCATCAAGAGCAAACAGTTCCTTAAAGTGTACTAAAAAATATCTACCCTGTTTATGCAAAATATGACAAGATTGATAGATTTTCTTTTCCTTTCTCGATGCTACTCCGATGCGAGTCAAAGTTTCACGAACTTTTAAAAAATCATCAGGTTCACTAAGAATCACCTCTACCATTTGTTCTGGTGACCATCTCACTTCAGATTCTCTAACAACACTCATTTTGATCCTCCAGTTTCAAATTTAGATTTAATAAAGTTAAGTTGTTCTTGTGTAAGGATCTTCAAAACTTGTTTTGCCTTCTCATTACTATAACCATAATAACGTTTGACACAATCAAGATCTTTGACCTTATCTTGTCGGAGCCAGGGAGAAAATCTCTTCTTTTTCCTCACAATATTTATAAAAAAATCATATTGGAGTTTCTTCGGAAGAAAGTTATACTTATTCATTTCATTGGCAAACATTAACGTATCAATGTGTCCAGAAAAGCATCTATTAATAATATACGGAGGATATTCCTTTTCGATAGAAGGATCTTCATCAATCAGATTCTTTTTTGTCTGATTGATGGAATTAAGCCAGTCTTTTAGTTCCATCAAAGATCAAGAAGAAGGTTAAGAATTACACTGTTATCATCACCGGTAATGTCATAGTTAGTGACTAGAAGTTCAGTCTTGACATTATCTTGGGTATTCTTGTCTCCACGATGAACCATCGAATACCGAAGTTTCCATTCATTAATATAATAATCCTTGTATAGTTCCCTCAATCTTTCATTATCGTTATAAGTGATCATAAAGTTATGGGGACACTTATAAACATCTTCTGCAAACCTATCATGATCAAATGACTTATGCATTTGACGATCTTTACCATAAAGAAAGTCTTTGATGTCATAAGGAGGATCGAGAAATACAAAAGTATTCTCAGGACCATCAACATTCATTACTTCAGAATAATCAATATTAGTAATCTTCCAGTTCTTAATAAGTTCTGAAAACTGAGCAAGTTTATCTGCACCAACCAGAGAGAAGTTAGAATTAGCAGCAGTGCGAGAGAAAGTGCTGTTCTCTGTCAAACCAGAGTAACTACACTTGTTCATAATGAAGAAGGCAACTGCCTTCTGAAAATTATCATAGGTATCAATTTCATTTGCATAACGATCAAATAGATCCCTAGCAAACTGATCCTTCTGATCCTGAGTGCCACTCTCAAGCATCTTTTCTTTCTGCTCTCTGACACTCTCAGACAAATCCTGCCCACGATCACGCAGTTGCACCCAGAAGTTGTAAAGGGGCACATACAAATCATTGATCCAGACAGGAATATCTGGATTTGCTTTAGTCACATCAATGGCAATAGAACCACCACCAATGAATGGTTCACGATACTCAGTGATTACTTTTGGATACCACTGAGAAAGAGTCTTAATTGCTTTGGACTTTCCTCCCGGATACCGCAGAGGTGTTTTCAGAGACTTCAGGGATTTCATAATCAGGTTTGTTATACTTCAAAAATTCCCAGAAGGTCAATTTCATTTCCTTATGGGTCATGCCACAATGTTTTGCGGCAGCAGGTAAAGTCATTTTAGCACGGAACAGTGCTTCATTTGCCTCTTGAACATTTTGAGGTGTAGTCTTTACTCTTGGTTCTACTAGAGTTTTATAATCAATTTTGAGAAGACTCATAGCATATCTCCATATGGAGTATTATCTTTATGAAGAAGAACTCCATCAACTTTATCCAGTAAATCTAGAATACTTCCATGCATGAGACGGTATCCGTATCCAACATAAATTTGACCACAGAATACTGTGAGTGCCATAAATGCCCAGAAGTAATAATATGTTCTGGATTTCTTTTGTCTTGGGTATTTCATAGTACCAGTTTCTTACTAGGAGTTTTTAGAACAGAGAACATTTCCTGATATTGTTCCTCAATTTGTTCTTGAGTATCAGTAATGTAGACCACATACTTTTTAGTTACTTCCAGTTCTTCACCCTTACCTTTAAGAAGAGGAGACCATGGAGCAAATCCCATTTGACCATTACCAGCAGGCACAGCAACAATAGGATTACAGAAGACAATAGAGTCTTCTTTTTCTTCAATCAGGTCGGCAACAACATCTTCACCGGACCACATACGAATCAGTTTTACATTCATTTGAATTCACACTCCACCATAATTTCGGTTAAACAAGCAAGCATATTTATCTCTTGATCTGCTACGAACGCTCCCTGATACTGATACTTAGCGAGAACAAGGACAGCAGCAGGAATAGAACCAGGAACCAAGGTTTCGTAG